TGATTCTCATACTGGTGTTACTTGGGGTGACGACCACGTAAAAGAGATCAATGATCGTAAGCGCACTTATTACTGGAAAGTAGAGGTGCCTAGGATGGTTAATTCTGGCACGTATTCTCTAGAGACAATGTTGGAAAACAAGTGGGTATACTATGACGACAAGGGTAATCTGATTACAAGAACTTGTCCTCCGGAGGCAGAGTGAAAGTTAAAAGCCTACACATATCCAATATCTTAAGTATTGAAGATGCAACTATTGCTTTCGATGATAGCGGACTTACCCTTGTTGAAGGGTGGAACTACGACGATAATAGGGCTAATGGTGCTGGCAAAACTGCAATATTCAATGCTCTGTCATATGCTCTATACGACGACATGCCGCGTAAGATTACTGCCGCTGAGATAGTTCGTAAGGGTCAAAAATCTGGCTTTGTTAAGGCTATCTTAGATGTGGATGGTGTTCAAGTAGAAGTTGAGCGCAAGCGTCCTGGAGGCGTAACATTTTCTTTTGCTGGTAAAAAAGAAGATCTTACGCAGAAGGAGTTCGAAGCAAAGATACGCTTGTCATACGATCAGTTCTTAGTTACAGCATATAACGCACAAACCTTCGGCGAGCGATTTATACAGCTAAACGATACCTCCAAGAAATCTTTCTTGCTGAAACTGATGAATTTGGATGATATTGCCGCTCTAAAGAAAATGGCAGATGATAAAGTTAAAACTCTGTTAAACTCTATAAAAGAAGCAGAAACAGCTATTGCTAGCGATAAAGCTAAAATTGAAGCATACAGAGATACGTTTCCAAACGAAGAGAAATTGAAGAAAGAAATTCAAGAGCTAGAAGACGATATACTAGCCTTACAGAGCTCTATTAAGACATTAAGTGAAGTAACTAAACCTAATACAGTTGAATTTGATCAACGTGAAGCTGATATCCAAAGCAAGCTTGATAAGATTGCTCAAATAAAGGCAAAACGCTCCATGATGTTTGATCAGTATAGGAAGCTTGCAGCTAAAGATAAACCTTTCAATGGTGAAACTTCTTGTAGTAAGTGTGGTACTGAATTTGATATCAGCAATGCTGTGGCACATCACGAGAGAGAACTTGTTCAAATTCGTGCAGAAATGGCAGATTTGAAAAGTAAGCTAGATACGTTAGATGCGGTAATTATTAAAGAAAATGAGTTTCGCACTTCTTTAAATTGTGTAAAAAATGAACGTAATGTTCATACTTCTGCGTATCAAAATGCAAAAACGGCGGCAGCTGAATATACTGCCAAATTGCAGCTTAAAAAGCAGGCATTGGACAACAAGATAACAATGCAAAATAATATAGCTGAAATAAAGAATAAAATCAAGGCTTTAATAGATAATGTTACTACTAATAGAACAAGTATACAAAATCTGCAATCTGAAGTTATTCTGCAAGAAGCTCTATCTTCAATGTATTCCTCAACAGGAATTCCTGCCTATGTATTAGATAGTGCTGTAGATACGTTCAACGAAGCAGTGTCTGTATACGTCAACATGATCTGGCCTAATGCAACATACGTCCTTAAATCCTTCAAAGAGAACAAAGACGGAGATGTTATGGCAAAGTTTTCTGAAGAGCTTGCTATAAATGGTAAGCAACGCTCCATCGGCTCTTTGTCTGGTGGTGAATTTAGGGCCCTTTCTTTGGCTGTAGATTTTGCTATTATGGACGTTATATTCAAAAACTTCAGCATAGATGTTAATCCCATCATAATGGATGAACCATTCGAGGGCCTTGATGCTGCTGGTAGGGAAACTGTTATCGAGCTCCTTGAGAAGCTTGCTGCAAATAGGAACATATTGGTGGTAGATCATGCTAGCGAAGCTAAAGCTATGTTTACAAAGATAATTAGGGTTGAAAAGAGAGCTGGTATTTCTCGCATAGTCTGATAGAATATATCTATGGATGAACTCTTTAAGAAGTTAGATGCCCTGCAAGATCTGTTGAAGAACTTCAACGCATCTATTAAAGTGCCTAAAATGTCTGCCTCCAAGCCACCTTCCTTACCTAAAGCTGGTGTGGCACCTAAAATACCTGGCATAGGACCTTCTTCAAAGAAGGATCCAGTCAAGGTTGTTGAACAACTAAAAAATAAGCAACTAAAACCTAACATTAAACCTCAGATACTTAAAGTTAACAAAAACGGTCAGTGGAAGCTAGAAGGGTAAAATAACCCTTTAGCATGAAGAAGAAAAAACCACCATTCAATCAAGAGATGGCTATAAGAGGCGCAAATCGACGTCTCTTTGCTCGTAGTCCCGTTGTAAGAGAAAAGTTAGAAGAATCGCGCCAAGAGTTTCCTAGATACAAAAAAGATGGTTCTTTAGCTAAGAAACCTTGGGTTAAAAGACAGTGTGAAGTCTGCGAAGAGTGGGTTAGCAGCACAAAGATTGCTATCGACCATATAGATCCAGTAGTTCCACCAAATGGCTTTCCTGAGTATATGGATATGTGGGAACGCATAAGTGTCTTCATGAAGAGGCTGTGGTGCGAGAAGGAAAACCTTCAGCGTATCTGTGATAATTGTCACGATAAGAAAACAAAGAATGAACGAGACTATAGGTCTTCTATAAAAGATGCTGAGCTGCTCCAAGACATAAAAGATGATCTATATACTAGAGACACTCTCGTTACGGAACATAAACCTATCTTAAAGCGTATAGCCAAGAAGCAGGGGCCTCATTTTGAGGCCAATGCTAAACTCGCTTCGGATCTTATCAATCGCTTCTTTCCAAAAAAGAAAGGTAAAACCTAATCACAACAGATTAAGGAGAAACAATGTCTACTACCGTTTTGAGCAAGTCTTTCATTGATAATAACTCTAATGTAAATGAAGATCAAGCCATGGAGATGATCGTTCGTGCTACTCAAAAGATTAAAGAGCTAGAGGATGAGCGCTCTAATGATGATAAGCTTAATGCAGCTAAACAGATTGCTAAAGATCTTAACGCTGGCTATACTTCTGCAATCAAGTACGAACGCGCAAAGATTGCATTCCTACTTGAGAAACTGGAAGAAATTCAGTCTGGGGATGTTAACCCTACGTCTAGCGCCAAGGGCTGATATAATAGGGAAAGCCCTATACCGGAGGATTTATAATGGCTTTCCCTACTTTTAAAACTTTAAAAGAATACTATACGGGTGACCTAGATCACTCGGAGACTTCCAGCAACTGGGGATACCATCTTCAGATGTGGGATTCTTATGAAAATGGCGCTGCCCTTATAACTAGCAATCTGTCTACGCTACAGACTAGTATTCGTGCTGCAGCTCTTCAAGGCAAGATGACCTTTACCATTTCGCTTGATGTAAGCTATCAAATCGCTAATTTGAAACTTAAAGGTCCTCATTATCTTTCTTTTGTCGCTGGTATTTATAGCGCTCTACAAGCTCAAGCTATTTACGATTACGAAGTTACCGCTGCTCTGAATACTTGCGATTCGTCCGCTACCAAGATCGACCTCATATTCGATTTTGGGCCTAAGTCCGATAAGACTTCCGTTAACTGCGCGAAGTGCTAAACAGACCTTAGACGCCGTCTGTGAATGCCCTCGGGTATAAACACCTTGAGGGCATTTTTTATTTATGAAATGCCTCAGATCAACAAGAGGTATTTATGTCTCGTTTCAAGGAGCCAGCGCAGCTCCACAATCATTCAAAGTACAGTCTGCTTGATGCAGTTCCTTCACCAGAAGAATGGGTTCACTGGTGTCTAGAAAATAATACTCCCGCACTAGCAATTACCGACCATGGTACAGCTATCTCGATGTTTGATGCTTTGAAAGCTAAAGACTTTATCAAAGATTACAACAAAGAGAAAGGCACTAATCATCCGTTAGATGCGGTTACTCTTATTCCAGCGGTTGAGCTGTATGTTAAACTCAACGCTGAAGATAAATCTCACTTTCACATAACTGCTTGGGCTTGTTCCAATGAAGGATACCGCAACCTCATGAAGTTGTCTTCGTTGGCTTTCAACGACACGGTTAAATACTTCGGCAGCATTAAAGGTCGTGTTACATTTGATATGATCAAGCAATATAAGGCTGGTCTTAAGTTTGGTACTGGCTGTATTGCTGGTCCTATTGGTCGTGCGCTGTGGGATGGCGATAAGAAGTTAGCTGAAGAGCGCTTCTTGATGTACAAAGAGATTTTTGGAGACGACCTATACGTTGAATTTCACACCAACGACGTTACACACGAATTCAACAATAAAACAGGTACGTTTTCTCCAATTCACCCTGATGAATGTAGCTGCGATGGCAATAAGCAAAAAGGTTATAACCTTTTCTTGCAGGAAATGATTACTAAATACGGTGGCAAGTGTATCCCTGTTACCGATGCACACTTTATTGCTCCAGAAGACAAGATCATTCAAGACTGTCTCTTGAAGAATGGTAACGATAATGGCTGGTATTTCTATGAATCGTATCATCAACAGCGCGCCGAGCAGATGTTCGATAAACTTCGTAGTCATCTAGGGGACTGGCTTACAGAAGAGCGTTTTAAAGAGTGGATTGAGAATACCTACGAAGTGATGAATGCTGCAAAAAGCATCAACATCAAGTTTGAATACCACTTACCTAAGATTGAGATTCCTGAGCATATTGTGGCTAAAACAGATGACTACAATATGCAGACATACTATTACACAATGGATCGCATCAAGGCGCACGGTCGCTGGAAGGATGATCCTGTGTATGTTGAGCGCTTCAAAAAAGAGTTAGACGTTATCATGAATAACGATACGCTTAATTTCTTGCCGTACTTCTTGGTATATGAAGATATTGGTTCGTTTTGTCGCTCTAAGGGTATCTTACAGGGTATTGCACGCGGATCTGCCGGCGGATCGTTACTTAGCTACTATCTAAAAATCATTCATGTTGATCCTATAAAAGCTAATTTGCCATTTGAGCGATTTCTTTCACATGCTCGTATCAGAGCCGGCAGCTTTCCTGATATTGACGCCGATATCGGCGATACTGCACGTCCGTTAGTAATGGAATTCTTAAAGAAAAAGTACAATTTAGGTTTTGCTCAGATTGCAACCTTCAATAAAATCAAAACAAAGAATGCTATTAAAGATGCTATGTTCGCAATCTATGGTCGTAACCGTAATGATCCAGAGATTAAAGCTCTATGCGATACTATTCCAGACAGTCCTCAGGGTGTAGATGAGCACGACTTTCTATATGGTTTTACTGATAAAGAAGGTCACTACAACGCTGGGCAGATGGAAACAAATAAGACACTTATAGCTTTCTTTCAGCGCCATCCCGAAGTGGAGAAGATGGTTAAAAAACTTATTGGCGGTATTCGTGGCTGGTCAAGACATGCTTCTGCGTTTGTTATATCCACACTTGATCTGTCCGCAACCCGTGTTCCTACCATGGTTATGGAAGACAAGAATGTTGGTGAAATTCTTGTTACGCAGTATGATGCATCAATGGTAGAGAAGTGCGGTCTTGTTAAGGCTGATATTCTAGGTATCAAGACCTTATCTACCACTTCTGACTGTATGGATCTAGTTAAGGCTCGTACTGGCCAAGATCTATGGGCTGAAAACGAAGATGGCGTCGCAGCGATATATAGGTTACCTGAAAACGAGGAGGTGTATGCTGATTTCTATAACAAGAAAACCGACTCCTCTTTTCAGTTCAATACTCCCCTGATTAAGAG